AATAAAAGAAGAAGGGGTTTTTTGCGTATGCAAAAACTATGGATTTAAACCTCGTCACTTTCAAATATCATTTGATCAAAATTTGATATTTCAGAAGCTAACAGAACAAGAACTAGTACTTTTATCAGCTCTAGATCATTTATCAAAATAACAAATAAATATTATTATCTTATAACTATCTTTTTACTTTTTTATTTATTTCTACGTGTTTTTTTATTACATTTGCAATCAGAAAATAGTCCGGGAACAAATTTACCCATTTGAATAAGACTAATATGGTCTTTATGAATTGGTTTTTTTGCAGTGCCGACTTTTTTTCCTTTGTGATACTTGGTAACACTTTTGTAACCTTTACCATTCTTAATAGAAACTTTACGTACTATTTTACCTCCATTTTGCATTTTCTTAACTTCAGTGTTAGTATATTGTTTTGATTCCATTATATACTATTATAAGAAAATAAGAAAAAATTTTATAATAATAATATAATATATGAACCCTGAAGTATTAGTACATTTATTTCACATACTTATTGTCGGCACACTTTTTCTTTATGTAGGCATAAAAAGAGACAAAATACCTATCTATATGTATCCATTTTTATTAGCACTAGGTATTATCATTATATTGTATCATGTTTACAAAACATATAACTATATTAAAGCAGATAAACCATATTGGGTAAATTTAATTCATATTCTTTTAGTAGGGCCATTACTAGTCTATATTGGTTATAATAGAGAGAATACACAAAGAAAATACTATGAGCTGTTGTTAATGTTAGGATTTGCATCAATAGGTTATCATGGTTATTATTTATTCAACTAAATTATCTAACATTCATTAATAATCCATTTTTTAGTTACAACCGCTTCAACACTCTCTAACGCACCTTCTACCCAACCCTGATATCTACTAACGGCTTCTCCCACAACAAGCATTCCTTTTGCAGGATGTTGTGCTTCTTTCAAGAATTGATCTCTCGTTTTGAATTGTGACTTGTTCAAAGGATCATAATAATGTGTTCCAATAGGCCAATAAAAATCTTTTATAGCGACTAAATGGAGAGAACCATCTGGAATTCCAAGTGACTTCTCAATCAGTTCACAATACAATGCTTGATTTTCAGGTGTATTTTTTAAATGATTTTTTAATAAAATGGCATTTGAATTGTCGCTATAAGCAATCATATAAACGCCTTTTTCTGAATTCATAGGAATAATTTTCTGAAGAGGGCCTGGTACAATAGTATAATGTGGCACATATTGTTGCATAATTTCAGCAGATTTTTTATCAAACTTGCCATATAAACGCAAAAAAGGTTGCCCGTGTATTTGTTTATATAGTTCCTGATTTACAGAAACAAGTTTTCTTATTCCGTCAATAGTAGTCGCAACAATGACTTTGTTACAATGATAAATATCGCCAGTTTCTGTAGTAACTTCAAATAAACATGGTTTCTCTCCAACTTTATGAATTTGAAGTACATTTTGATGAAATTTAAAATGTTTGGTACCTATTATATGGTATAAAGTGTCAACTATTTCTTTCCAAGGTACAAAAAGTCCTGTCCATCCACCCTTATTATCATCCATACCATAGTTGTACAATGTTTCATATAAGTCAGCATTTTCATAATCTGTATATCCAGAAGAAATGATAAATTGTTTGTACGCTTTAGGTCCTAACATTTTAATAAAAAATTGCTTGAATGTTAAACCTTGATACTCTGGATATTTTTTATAAAATTTCTTTAACTGATTAACAACTTTTTCAACATCCACATGTTCAATTAGCGAAGAATAGTCCATAACAGAGTCAAAGAGTTTAAACTTTATATGCAACTCATTCATTAGTTGTATTAATAAAGGATTTGTATCTTTTCTACCGATACCAGCGCCAGTAACAACACGTGTTCCGTAAAAAATTTCATTGCTAGTTCTACCACCAATCCATTTTTTATGAAATTTTTCTAAAATAAGAAAAGAACTATGAGGAGCCATTTTTTTTATTTGGTATGCACTATATAAACCAGACATTCCTGAGCCAATAATAATAATATCATAATATGGTATATTTTTACTCATATTATAATATACAAATATAATTATAAGAGTTATTTTCTTCGTGTTGAATTTTTTTTCATTTTCTTAATTTGAATGGTCGCTTTTTTTCTACATGTGAATTTTCCACGTCTATAGCCTTTATTGTTAATAATAGTTTTCGTGCAAATACCAATGGATTTCGCTTCATTAGTAGGATCAATTTTTTTAATGCATTTACATAATTTTGTTGCTAATATTTTTTCTGCTGCCATTTTTAATAAACGTCTTGATTTAGGTATAGGTTTTTCGTAATATTCTAAAATTGTTTTATAATCTGTACTATTTAACTCGGACATAGAATTGTCTATAGTATTTGCAAATATTTTAATTATCCACCTTTATCCACCTTTGGGAAAGGTGGAGCTAAACCTACGCCAAACTTTACACTAAATCTACACCAAACTTTACGCTAAATCTACACCAAACTTTACGCTAAATCTACACCAAACTTTACACTAAATCTACAGCAAACTTTACAAGGTTTGGCTCCACCTTTCCTAAAGGTGGATTAATAAAGTTTTTTGCTACACTTTTTCTAAAAGTGTATATATATATTAGTAATGAAAATTGTTGTATTTGATTTAGATGAAACTCTTGGATACTTCACTGAATTTGGTATGTTTTTGGATTGTATAGCTAACTATTTAAAAAAAACAAATGAATCAAATTTATTACAAGAAGACTTTAATAGTTTATTAGACTTATATCCTGAATTCCTGCGACCAAATATAATAAATATTTTAAAGTACTTAAAGACAAAGAAAGAATCAGGCGAATGTGACAAAATAATGATTTACACAAACAATAATATGCCACGTGAATGGTGCGAACAAATTATAGAGTATTTTGAAACAAAAATAAGTAGCAAATTATTTGATCAAATTATTGCAGCATTTAAAATAAATGGTAAGCAAGTTGAAAAAAATAGGACAACTTATAATAAAACACATGATGATTTGATTCGTTGTACGAAGTTACCAAAAAATACTGAAATATGTTTCTTGGATGATATACTCCATCCAGGTATGGTAAATGAAAATATATATTATATAAATATCAAACCATATTATTATAGTTTATCATTTGAAGAAATGTTAGAAAGGTTTTTAAATTCCACATTAGGAAAAAAATATAAAAACGAAAAAGAGTTTGAAATGAGCATGATGGCTCATTGGAAACTTTATAATTATAAAAATATACAAAAAGACAAAAAAGAATATGAACTAGATAAAATTGTAGGAAAACATATAATAACACATTTACAAAGATTTTTCAATGATAACACAAAAAGAAGTAAGACAATAAAAAGAAAAATAAATACAAAAAATAAGACATATAAAAAATTTAACTAGTCGGTTTTTACTACAATAACATTTTTGTTAGTAATTGAATCAGTACAAGCTGAAGTATTTTGTAAAAGTGTAATTTCTGTACCTCTAAACCAAACTCTAATAGCACTTGTATTATTAGCAGCGTAATTGGTGTTATTTTGTAATGTAATACGTATTGAATTACTTTCTGTATTATTATAATATTGTTTTGTAAAAGGACCTAAATTATATAATTGTGGTCTAGATGAATAGTTACAATAAATATATGAACGATTACTTGTATTATCATTATAATAATTATAAAATAATTGTATGGCATAACCAGGATAAACTATATAACCATCATCTAGATCTTGAATTCCACCTACATAATAAGTACCACACGTTATTGGAATAGGTGTATAATCTAGACAATTTCCATTAGCATTTGTACCACCACTTAACATATAAACACCTACTCCTTTTGCAATATTAATGTTATAAATGTCAGTTGGTGGTACATTACTTGTTGTACCATATATATTTGTATAATTATATCCACTATCATTATAATTTGACATTTATATTACACTAGTAATATATTTTTAATTTTTTTACGAATATGTTCTTTAGAACAACACATAAGTTGAGCTATTTTTTCATTAGTTCTGATTTTATTAAATTCAAAATCATATTTTAAATAAATAACTCGTTTAGAAAAACTATCAAAACCATTTATTTGTTCCCATATTTCTTTATACTGATATAAATTTTCTTGTTCAGATATACATATATTGTTCATTTGTGAATAGTCTAAATAAGTAAAAGTTTCTAAATTATACTTATATAACTCATATTTTGAAAAATTTTTTTTACTTTTCATTCTAATATATTTTGGTACACTACTTGAAGAAAAATGACTGGTCAGTATTTTTAGTAACTCTATTTCAATATAAAAACGAGCAAATTTGATAAAAGAAGAAGATCCATTATACTTGTTTATTGAATACAATAATCCTACTTTGCTAGATAATATTAAATCTTCACTATGTATACTTTTACACTTATGATGATGCTTTTTTTTGAATAAAACTGCCTGTTTTATTGCCATTTTTTCATAACACTTATACAATATTTTATTTATTTTCTCTCTTTGAACATTAGTCAGTTGTTTTTGTCTTATTAAATGAACAATTGTATTCATTTGAGTATTAGTTAAATGCAAACAATATGCAAATAATTGTAAACAGAATATAATAAATAACTTAAATAAATTATACTTCATAATGTTATTATTTAATAAATATTTTTAAGTGATATTTTTTACACAATTTGCTTTATTTTTTTTTCAGCATCCAATAAATATGTATGTAATGCAGTAGTTGTAAAAATAAGTAAACCCGCACTAAATGCAATTTTGCGATCTAGTTCAGTAAATTCATATTTACTTTTAAATGGATGAAACCTCCACATTAAAAAAAGACAAATATAAATACTTACATAATAGTTCAAGTCTGTGAGAAATTTTGGCGTACTTTGAGAAAACCCTAACGCAGAAATAATGATTAAAGACCAAGATATAAATATAAATAAATTAAATAAATTATCTTGTAATTTATATAAAAAATGTTTGGTAAACATTCTATATTATATATAGATTTAGATATAAAATATTCAAGTTTATAGTAACTTTACTATGTAATTTAATCTTTTTTCTCATAAAAAGTTAATGTCCTCGCACTTGGATCTGTCGCATCAGTATATTTGGGCATCCAAAAATAAGGGAGAATAGAGTCACAATTTGGAAAGAAACTATCAAAAATTTCTTTGTAATAATATTTTTCAGACTGAATACCTTTTGCAAAAAGTTCAATTTTATTTTCTAGTTTTAAAGCAATCTTTTCTTGAAGAATAGTGTACAAAGAGCGACCATGACTACTCACACCATCACTAAATGCTTCTTTTTTTCTCCATAAAATTTCATCTGGTAAGATTTGTTCATTACTAAATGAATTGCGTAACAAAAATTTTTCTATTTTTCCAATATTTTTATGATTTCTAAAATATGCAGGAATAGATAGAATATAATTCACAAATGTCTTGTCCAAAAATGGTGTACGAGGTTCCAGACCATTGGATGAAATTGATTTATCTGAACGCAATACATCAAATAAGTGAATATCTTTCAATAATCGTCTTGTTTCTCTATCAAATTCAATATCATCAGGACAATTATTCATATATAAATAACCACCAAGTAATTCGTCAGAACCATCACCATTAAAAATCACTTTTGCATCTGAATGTGATGCAATATATTTTCCTAATAAATAATTACCGATACTTGCTCTCACGGAAGTAGTATCATAACTTTCAATCTTTTCAATAACTTCTGGAATGGCTTCAAACATCTCTTGTTCTGTAACAATGACTTCATTATGTTTACTGCCAATGTACTGCGCAACAATTCGTGCATACTTCAAGTCTTCAGAACCTTCTAAACCAATACTATAAGTTTCAAGAACTTTATCTGAATAGTTATTTTTATAATATTCTGAAACAAGTGCTGCGATTAAACTGCTATCTAGACCTCCAGATAAAAGACAAGCAATAGGTCGTTCTGTTGTTAAACATCTTTTTTCTACTGCACTAGATAAGTAATATCTAGTATTTTTATAAATATTGTCTAGAAATTCTACATAATTTGTTTCATCATTAATAGAAGAAATGTAAGAAAAAGATGGAACAAAATATGCAACATTCTCTTTTACAGGTTTCCAAATAGATTGTACTTTGTTGGACAAGTTATAGATAGAATAAGTGCCTGGTTGAAATTGTTCAATAACATTATTTTTATTTTTATTTTTAAAATATTCTAAACATTTAAGTTCAGACGCAAAACCATACATTGAATCAGAAATATCGCTTTTGCATTCGCTTACAATTGAATTTTTTAAATAATACAAAGGTCTAACACCGAGTGGATCTCTAGCTACATACACTTTGTTATTTAGATCATCACAAATACGATTATCAAATAAAATAAATGCAAACACACCATCTAACATAGTCAAAGTTTGTTCAATTCCATATTTTAAAAAAAGATGAATAATGACTTCACAATCAGAGCCAGTTTCAGGTTCTATGCCCATAGTTCTATATAGTTGTTTGTAGTTATAAATTTCTCCATTGCAAATGAGAACAATGTCATTGATGGCAAGAGGTTGATTAGATGCTTCGTTGAGTCCATTAATAGCAAGTCTATGAAATCCTAATGTCATTTTGATATAAGAAGTATCTAATTTAGAAAACTCAGGACCTCTTCCTTGTCCTTTCATAAACTCGTTGTTCACCTCTTTCACATTTGTATTATTATCATTTAGAAGAGCAAAAATACCACACATGATAATAATATATAATTGTTTCTTTATATAATTTCTTTATATATGTATATCAATGAACCAACATTGTACAAATTCTAATGGCTTAGAAAGTGTTGCAAAAATGCACCAAGAAACGAATTCAAGAATTTATGATAGAAATATCCCTTCAAAAATTCTACAACCTTACATAGATGTGAGACCAGTATTAACAAAATATTCCTATTTTCCTATTGTTGATCCTAGGAGAGAATTACATGTTGCACCATTACAAGTACCTACATACAATGTGAATCAAGTTTTTAACCCAGGAAATAGACCATCACCTTGGTCGGGTTTTGCATCTAACATTAATAAAGAATCTGAGTTAAGGAATCAAATATATGCTCTACAAAAATGTAGTCAGGCAGTATATGTACCATCTAGCAAAAGTGACTTATACGAATATAAATTTAAAACGATTTCGCAGCCGAATCCACACGAACTATTATTTAGAAATGATAGTTTCACTAGTTTTAATCCAAACCCAGATGAAAAAGTAGTAGGAACCAATCTATTTAACAATAATACTAGAGTTCAACTAAAAGATATGACAAAACAAACATGTTAATCCACCTTTCACTAACGTAGTAGAAAGGTTGTAAGCGAAGCTAAGAGCCAAAGTTTTTCTATATTTGTTACGTATTTGGCTCCACCTTTCTCAAAGGTGGATACAAAGTTTTTCTATGTTTGTTACGTATTTGGCTCTTAGCTTCGCTTACAACCTTTTCTAAAGGTGGATTTATCAAAATAGTTACATCTTTGGCTCCACCTTTTCTAAAGGTGGATACCACTATTTTTGCAAATATCATAAGCACATACTCCACTATAACCTTTATAAAATACATCAACACCAGGTTCTTTTAGTAATTTTTTAGAAACGTCTAAATTCCCAGCAGTTAAAGATAATATTAATGCGTTATCACCATATTTATTTAAATGATTCGCATTTGAATGTTTTGTATCAATTATAAGACTCGCTATATCCCAAAATTGTTTACTAATGGACAAAATTAATGCTGTATTATTTTCTTTATTTACATGTCCAATTAATGAAGGACTTGCTTTTTTTATAATTTCACTTGCAAGTCTAATCATTCCATTATTGATAGCCATTATCAAAGATGTATTTTTTTCATTTGATACATGTTCAAAAGATGAATTATTCATGTAAAATATTTGTAACGCTATATGTTCATTACCTGTATTAATAGCAAAAAATAATGCAGTGTCTCCATTTTTATTTATAACTGATACATTTTCAAATCCTAAATCTAATATTTTTTGCGAAACATCTTGATAGTTTCTAATCAATGACAACATTAAAGCTGTATCCCCAAAACTATCTGAGTGGTTCAAATTTAAATCTGTATATAATTCTACCATTTTTCTAGCAACTTTTCCTAAATTTTTATTTAATGCTAAAATTAGTGCTGTATTTCCATGACTATCAACATGACCAACATTAGCATTCTTAGTTTCCAATATTTTAATTGCTAAATTTTCCATACTATAATGAATAGCCAAAAGTAGTGCTGTGTCACCATATGAGTTTACAATTTCTGGATGTGAGTTTCCCCTATTAACAACATTTATTGCCTCTGTTTCATTTCCACTAATGACTACTAATATTAAATGAGTATCGCCATTTTCATTTACAAAACTAGACATATATATATCTACTTTTAAAAAAAGTAGAGCAAAATATAACCAAAAAATATAACCAAAAAATATAACCAAAATAGTAAGTTTGGCTCTTAGCTTCGCAGAACCTTTTTACTACATTTGTGAAAGGTTGATGCGGTAAAATATAATAATTTTTGGCTCCATATTTTCTAAAGGTGTAATGCAAGCTTTTGTTGATCAAATAACCTTAGATTGTCTTTTAAACAAAGAAATGTATAAAGATCATGTTCAAAATAAAAAAGTGTCAAAAGTCAATAAAGAAGAACGTAAACTTTATAAAAAACGTATTTTTCAATTATTTAAGGACACTATAACTGGTTCCGAACCAGAAGATTTACCAATGGATATAAAATATGCATATAACAATTATTTAAACGCATGTATACAATATTTTAAAACAAAAGATAATCATGACAAGATACAATCAGAATATAAAGATTTTATATTTACAGAAGAGAATACATTAACTGAAGATGTATCATTTAACGAAATAAATCAATTAGAAAAAAATTTAGAAGCAGATAAAATACTAATTTTTACACCTACAAACCTTGGCGAAAATTCTACAAAACTAAAAACCAAAACTAAATTTACATTTACCGAAGGAAATGGTATTATAAAAAGTTCTTAACAACTAAAAGATAAAATTGAATGCGCATTCATAAACAAAATTGTCATTGTATTTTTATTGAATTTTGAATACTATTTATTTTTTCTTTTTCTTTTTAAGGTACGTTTTTTTCTATTTCTTCCTCCTTGTAAAACATTTTTTTCATCCCCATCTTCTTTCAAGACTGCATTTTCTATCTGTTGAGAAAATGCATTCACTTGCTGTGGTGTTAGTCTATTATCTGGATCATTTTCGGCTTTTTCTGCAGTTTCTCTCGGTGTACCAGGAAATAAATAGTTTTGATACTCAGGCATATTTTCTATTCTATTCCATAATTCTGACCATTGAGAATCTTCTTTGCCATAGCGACGCTGATAGTATTGTATTGCTTCATCATGTTGTGCTTTTAATAGTGTAAAGTAACCCATTAAAAGTGATAACTCTTTAATTATTACAGATTGAATATACGCAGAGTTAAATGTACGCATAATAGATCTTGTTATTCTTCCAGTTTTTCTAGATATACTATTACTAATTCGTTTTCCTAACCCTAAGTTATTTCCACTACCTAGTTTACGTGACTCATACTCTTTAACAATTAATGGTCTAATAGGCGAATATGGTGGTATATTAGGGTCATTATATAAAATTTTTATAGTTTCATCTGGAGAAATTTCAAATAAAGATTTTGTAACTACAAATAATTTATCGCTAACTCTTTCTATAACATCTGGGTTCAGTTCTATTGATTTATAGTCTGGTTTTTTTTCAATAGGTTTACTTTTTTCTTTAGGAAGAAAAAAATTAATTTGTTGTTCTGCTATACTTTCACTATTTACTTCACTTTCACTATTTACTTCTTGTTGTTTTGTTTTTTGTGGATTTAATTGTTGTACTTGTTTAACTTCTAATAGTTTGACTAACTCGGAAGTTCCTTCTTTTGAAATTGCATATTTGAACTCTTCTGTAAATCCTTGACCTGTTTTTTTATAATAAAAATATAAATTAAAAATAATATTTTCTTTTTCAATCAACTCAAAAATAAGATAACAATTGGAGGTAATATTCATAGTGTCTAATAAAACACCCATTAAATGACGATTATTTAAAACCATAAGAGATATTTTACTAGCTAAAAAAAGAATCGTTGCCAATACTGCAGCTACTGGAATTCCTACACCACTAGCTGCTAAACCTGATGCGATAACTTGTCCAACCACCAAACCTGCAGTAGCATTTGCAGCGTTATCTATCAACATTTGTTGTCTTTTAAAATATATTTTTTTTTCAGCTACACTATTACTATTAGACATATATATTAAGTTAGTAAAATTTTTATAATAAAATGTAATTTAACTTATTTACAATTTTTTTATTGTAAAGGTGGAATATTATATACATAATATATATGAAGACACAAAGGAAAAAATCAAAAATGAAACATAATAAAACACAAAATAATAAATATCATGGCGGTAAATATCATGGTGGTAAATATCATGGTAGTAAAAAACAAAAAAATATTCCTTTATCCAAAGTAAATTGCAGTCCAAAACCAAAAGGTGAAATAAACGTGTTTTCTTGTTATTCAAACAAGTCACTCTATAAATTAAGAGATTTATGGAATGCACGTCATCCTGATGCAAAAATTAAGACTAATACTCCTAAAGAAATACATACACAAATTAGTAAACATCTTAGTGGCGTTTGTAATAAAGAGTCTTGCTGGTTAAAACAAAAATCTCAATTTGGTCAGGTAGATAGTGATATGGCAGACTCTTTTGCGCCAGAGTCACCACCTGAATGGAAAAAAAATCCAAATACATGGTTATCAAGTGTAGATATTATGAATGTTATGAAACAATATGAAAAAGCGTATAAATGTTTTGACTTCATTGGACCTTCACCTATAGATTTTGATACAAAAAAATTATACGGAGAATGCGTTTGGGATGAATTATGTAAGTTTAGTGTAAAAGAACAATTAAAAAGTGGAAAAACAAAAATAGGTATAATATTCAATACAGATCCACATAATAAGCCAGGTGAACACTGGATTTCAATGTTTATTAATATAAAAAAGAAGAAAATATTCTTTTTTGATAGTACAGGAGACAAAGCACCAAAACAAATCATGAATTTGGTAGATCGTATTATAGATGAAGGTAGAAGTCTCACTCCAAAAATACATTTTGAGTTTGATAGTAATGAAGGAATTGAACATCAGTATGGTAATACAGAATGCGGTATATATTCACTCTTTTTTATTGTCCATATGTTAGAAGACAAATTTACTGAAAATTATTTAAAAACACATATATTGAAAGACAAATATATGGAACATTTTAGAAAAATTTATTTTAATGACTCATTGTAAATGAAATCAAATATAAAAGAATATAAATATATAAAAAGAAAAATCTATATTTATATATTTTATGAGTACAGATATTCAAAATTTTATTAAAAAAGATAATGTTGACACAATTTGGGATGTTATTACAGATTCTGATATTTTTAAATTTTTAACAAGAGAAAGTCAAGCAAATATTTTAAAATTATTTAATGAAAATATAAAAGGGTTTTTTGATGCGGAGAGAACAAAAACGACAAATCTAATAGAAATGAATAAAAAATATATATTATTAATTTTAAATCATATTAAAAAAAATTATCCAAATAGTTTGCCAAGTAAAATAAAAATATATGATGACACTGAAATGAAAGAACCTATCACTTATGAAGAAATACAAAACGAAAAAAAAACACAATTCGAAATGGATTTTATAAAACGACAACAAGAGTTTACAAATGCAATGACATTAGATGTACCAGAAACTCCTGAGTTTAAAGATAAATTTGTAGATGAACCAATAAATGAAATGGAAAAAATAATCAAAGAAATGACTGCAAAAAGAAAGTATGATGTAGAACAAATAAATCGCTCTTATCAAAAAGATAATGACCAATGGCTGAAGTCTCAAGAAACATCTATTAAAAGTGAAAAATTTATTTATAATGAGTTACCTAAAAAAGAAAATAATGTTCAGAGTAGACTTAAACTTTTAAACAATGAAAATTCGGAAAAAAGTAAAAGTGTAAGTTGGGGTGAAAATGAAGAATTTCAAGAAGAAGGTATTTTCAAAAAACTGAAAAAAGTAAAAACTTTTGAAGAACGACTCACTAATATAGAAGAAAAATTAGAAACATATGATTACAAAATAAATAAAGTATTACAACTATTAGAAAATCAAAATAATAAATAAAAAAAATGAAATAAAAAATATAAAATAAATAATATACATTATAAAAAATGAATATGAATTGTTTAGTTTTACTATTAGTTTTCTTATCTAACTTAGCTTATGCATCATCAAAACAACTATCTGATATGAATTATAACCATGGTATACGTAACTTAGGATTTAAATTTATTATATTGAAAAGAAAAAAATACCCAAAATTATTAGATAATATAAAAAACAAAAGTCAAAATTTATATGATAAAACAATAGCTAGAGTTAGCGAATGTATGTGTGAATATGAAAAATTATCTCCTGAAGACAAAGCATTCGTTGAATTTATTATTTCTACAATACTATAAATACTATTTATAAAACTAATTGTTTAAAAACGTTTTCTCCTTTATCATTCTTTTCTAATGTTCCTATTTGTAATGGAATAATAGAAGGATCTTCTAATGCTGCCTCATAACTTGCTTTGTCATAAATATTTAATAATGTTTTACTCATTCTTCTATAAACATAGTCCACATTATTAATATGAATAGGTTTTCCAATCCATTCAATTTTTTCTCTATTTGCATGTGCAGTGATATCATTTTGTTGATCAGCATAGTCTGGTACATATGCGAATTTATCATTTGTTGGATCTCCAAAATTGACACAATTACCATTTGAATATATGTAACAATCAAATGCGGATTGTTTAATAGCATCTGTTAGTTGAGAGGTAAGACCTGCTTTGATTTCAGAAATTTCATAAAGGTATTGATCACTTGTTTGTGGAATATGAGGTATATTTTTACTTAAGTCTTTTCTTTTCAACTCTATAGCTTCATCAGATTTCAATTGAGCTTCAGTAAAAACCATTAGATAAACAAATACTTCAACAGTTTGCAAAGCAACAGGTAATGCTTTGTGACTACAAATACGACGAGCACGTCCTATCACCTGTTCTGTACGCACAGGATGCCAATAAGGTTCCATAATATGAACATACCTTGTATTTCTCAAGTTAATTCCCTCTGATCCAGAAGATGTAATCATAAAAACCTTTATCACTTCACCCATATTATTATTCACATATTTTGCTTTCAACTCTGCGCCTATACTTTCCGGAATATCGTCCCATTCACCATTATAAATGTGTCTAATTATTTCTTTTTCTTCGGAAGTTTCAGTTCCTGTATACAAAGCATAAGTAGGTTTTCCTTCATCTGTTTCAGGTATATCAATTTGCCATAAACCTAAAGAATTCTTTTTAATATTAAAACGTGCAAAACCATTTTTTTCTAGAGTCAAACTAAAAAGTCCTATCCCTTCCAATGTTCTGAATTGACTATATACTAAATGTAGTCCTTGGTATTCGGGATCCTGAATATTTTC